ATGTATCAGCCATTTAGGTCTTCCGTTTTAGAAACAGTTCTAGATTTGATTAGGGAGGTTAATCTTTGTTTAACATTACCAAGAGAAATCATTCTATCTTCAGTCAAAGTGGTAAGTCTCTTTCTTATCGGTACAAATAAAGTATCTTTAAATATTGCACCAAGCTTTTCTACTAACTGAACAAAAGCAGTAACAGTACTAATAACAGTGGTAGCTATAGATTTATGTATTGCCTTTGCTACTACAACTACAGAGGACTCGTAGGCAAGAATAACCTTACTAATAACCTTCTGTAAGGAAACTGTCTCTGTTACTGTATAACTTAAAGAGACCAAATGCTTACCAATCTCATTAAGGACTACTAAAGTAATATCTATAATAGTAGCAAAGTTTTTACCGATGGTTTTAACTATTGATACAGCAGTACTACTAATAGAGGTTAAATTCTTGTTTACATTCTTAGTTAGGGTAGGTGTATAAAAATCAATCCAACCTGGCGTAAAGGGTATATAAGCATTAATTGCTGCCAGATTTATTGCAGAGCCTCCTACAAAATTACCATAAGTAATAGGAGGGAAAGCCCCAACTAAAATAAAGAGACTTTGGAAGACTCCTTTAAATACAGAACTAATACTTGTAGAAACAATATTAAAAGATTTATTTACTTGCTTAGTTAAACTTACTGTAAAATAGTTTACCCAAAAAGGTGACTCACTAAACAATGAATTTATACTACTAAAGTTTACAGTAAGACCATTAATAAAATTACCATAAACAGACGTTGGTATAGTACTGCTAACTAACACATATAAAATAAGTACTTTACTTTTCAGTAAAGTTACTGTCGAGGTAACTAAAGCACTTATATACTTACCTACACTCTTAACTGTACTTGCTGTACTGACAGCAGTTGCTGTAATAGCATGAGTAACTGCTTTACTTACACTACTAGTAGATACAGCTGTAGAGACTAAAGAAAGTACATGTAAAGCTGTTTCAGTTAGAATAGAAGCAGTATGTTCTACTGCAGTAATTACAAGTTTACCAACACTCTTTACAACACTAACTGTAGAACTAGAACTAGCAGAAATAAACTTGTTAACAAGCTTAAAGACAGTAACAATAGAGGTACTAAGATAACTAATAGTCTTATTAACAGATTTAATAATAGTAGCATTACTTGTACTTAAACTAGTTAGAGTCTTTGATAAAACTTTAGTTATAGACACTACTGAACTAGCTACAGTAGCTATAGTTTTAGTAAGGGCTTTACCTATACTAACTGTGCTTGTAACAGCTTTACTAAGTGCTACTAAGTGTAATGCTATATCCGTTAGTACAACTAATACATAATCAATGCTAGTGGTTATGTATTTACTTACAGATTTTACTAATGATGGTGTAGATGTGGAAGTATAAGACAAGTACTCTGAAGTCTCATATCCATCAATTACACCACCATTAATAGGTCTCGTATTGAGAGGCATACATATTAACTAAACTGTACTTTCCAGGTAAAAGCAATGGAATCGCCAGAGTTCAAGTTAATAGTACCAAAGTCCCCTTTAGCAAAAAGATTACCACTACCTACAGTAGCATTATCAAACAGACCAGAGTTAGTAACAGCCAAAGAACCACTGGCAGTAGAGGTACCGGTTACTTGATAAGTATCATTGGTAGTAGAAGAAGTTACTTGGGTAGGAGTACCAGTAGTACGGGTAGAACCAGCCTCAGTAAACAAAGAAGTATCAGTATTAGCAGTCGTACCAGCACCAGTACCCCATCCGATATATTTAGGAACAGAAGCTGCTCCACCAGACAGGTAGTTGGTTACGATAGCTTTACCTGTAGCTACAAGCAAAGTTGCCATAATTAATTTCCTTTAAAGAATTGTTTAATACGCCAGACAAAGCGTTTAATGGGGTTACTATGCCAGTAAGCTACGACACCAAGGTCTTCAACCGTACCGTCAGCACGAGTGACAACAGCAACCAGTTGAAGTTCCTTGGCATCAGTAATAGCTACTTGCATTATACGCCCTGTTTAACCATTTCAACCACTACAGAGAACACCAGAGTACCAGAGGTATAACCAGTGGTCTCTAGAGCAATCTTACCAGTGGGAGAGGAGGCATTGTCTTGCAGACCGCCGAAGTTCCAGAATGACATACGACCACGACCAGCAACAGGAAGAATATCCAGCTGCGGGGTACCGTCCCAAAGAAGACGAACTTCCAAGGGATCGGAGATAGAGTAGTCGAGATGGTCAATACGGAACCCGGTAGGTACAGGGCTGAAGTTAGCAGGATCAATTACAATGGTAGAAGATACATTAGAAGTATCCAATACCCCAGTAATTTTAACTACCGCATTACGAGCACCGTCTACAAGGATTTGAGTATTGACTGCATTAGCCATTATAGCCTCCTATTAGCGAACTACTTCTTGAGCAGCCAGAACGAAGTCTACGCTAAGGGTCTGAGTAGCAGTCGGAGTGATTTCAAACACAGGGGTCAGTACTTGACTGGTCAAAGTCGTACCAGAGGTACCGATAGTGGGGGCAGTAATCCGAGCAATACCCAAGTTGTTTTGGAACACCAGCAAGTCAGTACCATTGTAGTAGAAACCAACACGCACCCAAGTAGCGGCAGCAACAGTACCCAGAACAGAGGCAGGTACCAGAACAGTGTTAGTACTACCAACAGCGGATACCAAAGTCAGGTTACCAGAGGCATCCACAGCAAACCAGATACCATCAGAAGTCGAAGAGCCTTCTTGCAGACCTACATACTGGGTACCACCCAGAGCAGATACCTGGAATTTAACAGTGTACCAGAACTTGTTACCATTACCACCGTTACCGGCATTGGAACCTTGGAACTGAAAGGATTGACCGGTTTTAACAGCCGAAGTTGCGGTAGTAGCACCACCGGGGGTCAGTACACCAACACCACCAGCACCTACACCTGGAGCAAAGGTAGAAGAGGTACCGCTAACGGTATACTCAGTGCCACCAATGTTTACAAAGTCGGATTCATACGTAGCAACGCCAACAGTCGTAGAAGCTGCAGCAGAGCTAGTACCAAAGGGATCGGGAAGGGGATAAGAAGCGAGAAGCTCTTTCGGATAAGCGGTAGAAATACCGTAGGTAAAGCGAGTAGTAGTTGCCATTATAGTCTCCTAAAAGTGATGGCTCACGTTCCTAAGAACGTTTAAGAGGGTTACTTTGTTACTGTTTTTTGATCGGAGGAACTGCAGGGCGTTTACCCTTTTCCTCTTCGCGGGGATAGCTCATATAAACTCCTTAGTGAAACTCCGACCCTTACAATAATATTATACCATAAGAGCCGGAGTTTGTCAAGCACTAAATGCTATTAGGGACCGTTGGAACCCCACAGAGCACGAGGATCACCCCAGATAAAGGAGTAACGCTCATAACCCTTCGCCTTAGCATTCATGGTGTCAAAGTCATTATCTTGATCAAAGGTAATGGCATGACGCTCAAAGTAGGTCATTCCGTGTTGGATGTTCGTACGGATAAACCAAGCATGGGGCGAGGTCAGGTAATGGTTCAGAACAATACCTTCGGGCAGAGCATTGGTAGCCTTCAGCACGTTGATATCGTTGTTAGCAGTACCGGACTGATACACGCTCTTCAGGATGCGGTTAGCATTGTACCACTCTTGACGAGGGATAATCAGCGAACGGGGCATCACATTGATGAGCAGACCACGGTCATTTTGCAGACCCATAATCCCGATAATAGCATCTTCCAAAGCAGCTTCGGACAGATCCACATCAACGGTGGGCTTGTTAGCAAACGAACCACCAGAGGTGTTGGGGTGAGCAGTGTTCAGCAGAGACACACCATCGCCACCAGTGTAAGAGCTATTGAAAGCGCGGTTGTAGATGTTAGCACCCACGTTTTCTTTAGTCTGACGGAAAGCCATAGCCAGAGAACCGGCACGAGCCTTCGACACCTTTTCATACAGGTTGTCGTCAATTTCTTCCTTCGTTACAATGTAACCCGAAGCGTATGCAATGTGAGTTGCACGAGTCGTGAAACCTTGAATCGAGGAATCGTATTGAACGCCTTGACCTTCGGGCTTAACTTGAGCCAGACCGAAGCCAGTATCCTGCACGATATCTTCGTAGTTCTGATGAGAGGTATCCTTATCGAACAGCTTGTCATACTCAGTAGCATGTTCGTTATAGGTCATCCCCCACCAAGCCTTAACCCCGGGCCAAAGAGCTTTAGGGTGACTTGCAGTAGTAATTACACCAGCCATAATTTATTCTCCTTATACGCCAGTGAAGTTGGTACCAGTGCCGACACCAAACTCATGGATGTTGAACTTAGCCAGAGCAGTAGCATTGGCACCAAAGGTGTTGTTCGGAATCTGAGCCAGACCCAGCAGACGAATCGGCAGGGTGTTAGTCGTAGCAGCAGCGGTAGCTACAGTGCTGGACTGAGGAGCAGATTGCGACAACCCAGTTTGGTTAGCAGTGATGGTCAAGGCAGCATTTTTATGGCTGTTGGCTTGAGTTACACCAGTTGCATCAAACTGAACTTGGAACACCACGTTAGGATCATCCACTACGAACAGGTAGCGACCAGGAGCCTGAGCAGCAGTAATATACTGTTGTTCCAGAGTCAAAGACACACCTTGCAGAGACTGACCTGCAGAGACCACTTGGAAGCCGACAACGATACCCAAGGGTTCGCCAGTACCGGCATATTTAGTTACATTAGGAATCCCGTATGCATCGGAACCACTGGCAGAAATAACAACATCACCTACGGCATAGCTGTTACCCGAATCAGTGGACTGAATGCAATAGAGACGACCTTGTTGGTTCCAGTCAGCACCGACGATGGTGCCTACGGGACTGAGACCACGAGGGGCAATCACATTAGCCATTATTTATCATCCTTTTTTGTTGGACATTTGGATACCTGCATCATAGAAGCCATCTGAGTTTACACCCATTGGTTTGCCTCGTTTGATAGCAGACTCAACTGCATCGTTACGTCCTTGGAGAGCAGCCTGGTCTTCCTCCCACCACTCTTTGCGGATCTTCATCAGATACGCATACATGGGTTCACCATCCTTTCCAGTACCTACCAAGAAACGAACCTTATCTGTGACATCTGTGTTTCGGGACACAACATTGTCGGGTAGTTCACCTATCTCGCTGGGGTTAACAAACTCATATCCACCGTCAATAGCAGTTTGAATACGACCAGGTTCATCATTGAAGATGTGACAGTGATACCCTGCAGCAACTAGGGCATCAGCGTTAACCGAGAGCTTGCCTCGAGTCCCATTAAAGGGAGTACGGATACGACGAGTTTCACGTTTAACTTCTGGACTGGTATTCACAACTTCCTCTTTCTTTACTTGACTAGCTTCAGCTTTTGCCATGTTTGTCTCCCTCAATTAATTCCAATCAAAGTCTGCTACATACTGCTCTTTAGTCATAAGCCCTTGTTTGACGAAACGGTCACACGCGGCTTTAGCATCTGAAGGCAGATTCTCATAACTCTGTTTCTTAGTTCCCGATGGACGGGTATTGCTACGCCCTTCTACTGGATTTTGAGGAGTGCGTTGTACTTGTTGTCCGTACAAAGCAGTCAGCTCTTGATCCAGCTTATCGAGAAACTCTTGACCCACTAGCCCTGGGTTCTCACGACGAATCGCTTCACCAAGACCATTGGCAATACCTGTCTTACGATGATCAGTCCCAAACCAAGTATTCTTACCAAGCCATTCATTCAAAGCAGGGTCTGCAGTATTATCTGGAGCACGTTCGGTAGGACGATTCGCCTCTACCCTTGCAGCAGCTTGTTGCTCTTTGACTTCATCAATTTGATCATCAATAGCAACAGCACGTTCACCATCACCTACAGAGATTGCTTCTTTCTTAGCTTGCTTAAGTTGTGCCAGTTCAGCTCCCAACTCTTGAACCTTACGTTCATAGTTATCCTTCTGGAACTTCTGGAACTCCTTGGCTACATTACGAGCCTCTTCAGCATCCTTTTCCGCCTTAGCGAGACGTTGAAGCAGCTTTTCATTATTCTTACGAAGCACCGGCATAATCTCTTTACCACGGCGGACAAACGTTTCAGCATCCACCCAGTCAGTTTCATTACCACGGAATTCTTCTTTACCGACCCAACCTTGACTTCGTGCTTCTTGTTCTACAGCATCGACTTCAGGAGCTTCGGTTTGTTGTTCTACTTGGACTTCATCGTTTTGCAGTTCTTCACTCATAGTTCTCTCCTTATAAACCTTTCTTGAGATGAGGATCGACCAAGGTCACATCACCATCCAGCACAGCTACGATATCATCGTCATTAATGATTCGATACTTTATGTTATCTTTACCTACATAAAGTAAGCCACTGAATTTTCCAAAGACTACTTTGTCACCAGATTTAGTCCAGTTATTACATTCAGGACCAACCTCAACAACAGTCCCAGTAGTATTAGCCATTTGTTCCCGATCAGCGAGTTCACCATGACTTACAATAATACCAGAAGCAGTCTTCTCTTCTACCACAATTGGCTGTACTAGAATACGCCAACCGCTAGGGTGAATACCACTTTCATTCGTCATCTTTTCTCTCCTGCAGTGATTCAACAAATCCTTCATAGTCAACTCTAAGAATTTCAGTCAGGGCAGCAATACGACCACGCACCCGTTCATCCATCTCAGTACCTACAGTCAACATTTCTTTAAGGACATTGCGATCATTAAAGAGAGCTTTCATAAAAGCCTGTGTTACTTGACTCCCTTTCCAAGAGTCAAAGTCTTCTCTCGTTACTACCATATTTTCTCCTTACTGGGGTGCTGCTTCGCTTTCTGGTTGATTCAATTGATCCATCGTTTCTGCTGTCTTAAGCATGGTCTGGATTGCAGACATCATGCCGTCATGTCGAGACTTCTCTGCAGCAATCTGAGCATTAATCAGACTGATAGCATGACCGGTCTCAACACCCTTGGCTTCCGCCAAAGCCTTAATAGCCTCTGCTTCGAGTTTCTTAACTTTAGCTTGAGACTCTTCTGCTTCCTTCATAAGCTTCATCATGCCCAGTTTAAACTTGAGTTGCATATCTGCTTGCTTGGTCTGAGCTTTAATCTGTTCAATCTGCAGCTTGGGATTAGGCATCGGAGGAATAGCATTAGGACCTTTAGGATCAGGCAACAGCTTCTCGATGTTATCCACTTTAAGAGCACGAACATAACGCAACTGAGCTTCACGAATATTAACACCAGGCGAAGACATAGCCAATTGCAACACAGCCTGTGCTTGCATCATACGCTGAGAGTCAGAGATGATATTAGGATCAGCACTGGGAGAAATCTCACTGGAATCACCAATGTAATCTTCAGGCTTAATAAAGCCAGTAGTACTACCAGCAGATACAAACTCTTGAGACTCAGTAAGGTACAGTTGATTCAAACGATACAGCTTACGGAATTCAGAACGAAGACCACGATAGGTACGCTTAAAAATACCAGAGAAGATCTTCATACCTTGTTCAGCCATAGTACGACTGGTCTCAGCAGGAGTATTCTGTCCGGGGTTCTCACCTACCAAGATGTCGACAGAACCGCCGATCCGTTCCCCGTAGTTAATAAGGAGAGACAGAAGGGTAAAGAGCACTTGGCTAGGCTCCCGCACGGGAAGAGGTACAATTCCTTTTCGGAGATCATCGCCGGTTGTATCAACGTGTTTCCACTCAAGAGGGGCAAAATTATAATTACCACCACGGAGTTTGATTCCTCGACTAAGGAAGCCACCTGCGGTGGTAGCCATTGTTCCTGCGTCAATGAGTTGATTGATAAGGGTATCAATCGATTGGTTGAGGGGACCCAGAAGTACACCGAATCCCAAGTCGTAGAATCCACCATCAGGCGAAGGGATGAAAGAGAATTTGGTGAAATACTTTTCAGGAGTAATGCGGAGAACTTCTCCAGCTTGATTGTATTCAATGCTTGAAGGTAGGAATCTGGCAACAATTCGGAGAACCTGTTTGGTGTCCCTACGCTGATATACGATATAGGGTTCAGAGTAACCATCCCCATCCAAGTCAATCCAGCAATGCTGTTCAAGGATTTCATACGGGGTGGAGGGATCAACAGACTGGGGTTGGTCCATACCCTGAGCTTTATCAGACAGATCAGAGAGGCGACTGGTTTGAAGAGAGGGTGGCATATCTGCAGTCAGTTCTTCCCACAGACCAGATGCTACACGCTCATAGACATCATTCTTAGACATGTACAGGATCTGAGTGATACGAGGAGCAGTATCAAGACTCTTAGTCCAGTAGTTTACTACCAGATCCTTAGCCAGAATGTTTTCAGAGATAGGATGCTTCTTAAAGGTATCGTAGTACGTCTTCTTGAATGCACAACCAACAATAGGTTGAGTAATCAGTACACGATCCATTTCTTCTTCCCAAGATTCATCTTGCTCAAGAATCTGGTAAGACATATGACTGGATACACGATCAGCTCGAGCTTGCTTCTTACCTTCAGGATCCTCACCACGAGCCAGACATTCAACAGGCATATCACCATGCAACAGACCTGGGTATGCACGAGCATGGTATTGTAGAGCAGCAATAGTGATCAGGGGGAACTTAACGTTGGAAGCATTGTTCCAAGGGAAGGATTTGGTTTCTACTACTTGCAGGGCTAGCTTCAATGACTCTTCAGTTTTCTTTTCCCAAGCAGAGCGGGATTGGATATCAGCTTCAAAGCCATCATGTACAAAGGCACTAATACGATTAATATCCTCTTGCTCCAACATAGGAACAATATTATGAGTGGATACCAGTTCGTCCAGCTTGTAAGTATTTTCTAGTTGCATTAGTGTCCTTTAATAGCCCGTGATTTGATTACGACCATCATCACCCTGCTGTCGTAACATCTCTTGATATTCATACTCCTCTTCTTCTTCAGGAGTATCCGCTTCGCGTACATGGTCAATAATCAAACCAAGCCAACTCAGTGCATCAACTTGGTCATCATGACGTGCTCTAGGGAATCTAGACATTTCTTCTTCAAGGTCTGGATACCAGTAAGCACCTTTGTCAAACTTAACACCACCAGCTTTGAATCTCGCTTGGAAGCTTCTAGCACGAGACTGCTTATCCTTTGTGGGTGTCATTGGGTGTAGATTTAGAAATAAACCTCTTACCAACTGTTCACGGTTAAGGATAGCACCGATAGCTTTTTCAATACTTCCTTTTTCAGTTACAAAGTAATACGGTTCGTATTTCCTCTGCACTGCAAAGATCTCTTCAACAATCTCTAGAGCATCCCAACGACCCCTGCGAATGTCTATGATGTTCATAACACCATCAGAGTCTACACCACCAATAGCAATCACAGTGTAGTCACTGCGTTCCTTGGTAGAGATAGCAAAGTCCACCGCAGCGTAGTAAGTCAGTTTACGTTCACCGGCTTTAATAGCATCCAAGTGAAACTTAGGAATCTCTATAAAGTCTGACCGCTTAAAGTAAGAGGTAGACTCATCAATCGGATTATTCAAGTACTCCTGAGAGTAAACATCAGGCATACCTTGTTTGGTATAATCATCTTTGAGCTTAAGGAAATACTCTTTGTCATAGCGATTAGCCCAAAGTATTTCTTTAAAGTCTTCCGAGTGTGCTCGATAACGTACAGCTCGCCATTCAGTCTTTACCCGCTTACTCCAGATCTTCAATGGTTCAAAGATCGTATAAGGAGCGTCATACTCAGGAGGCATAAGACGATGCAACAAGCTATCCATGTGTAACACGGTACCTACTACTCTAACGATACCATCCCTAGAACGACAAGGAAGCAGTGCACCATAAAACCATCTACGAAGCTTCTCACGACGGTCTTTACTTTGTACCTGCTCATCTCCTTCTAGGTCGTCACAGACAATCAAGTCAGGGCGTTTCTGATCCCACTTCAAACCCCGTACCCGTTGTTCAGCACCTCGGCACATGACTCGAAACATCTCACCATCTTGAAACTTAACTATGATGTCAGTCTGGGAATCCTTTACGAATGACTCAATCTGAAAGAGGTTAATGATATCCTCATTGTTCTTGAGTTCATCCTTGATATCCGACAGGAACATCTGTGCCTGTGTTTCAGTATCAGATACAATTACAGCAAATGCTCTTTCTCTAAAAAGAAGTGCACTGAGCAAGTAGGCGTGAGAGATAGCCGTCGATTTCCCGTGGGAACGGGGTGCAGCTATTGCTACCAGTTTGGACTCAGAGCAACAAAGATCCCACCACTCTTTATGACATTCAGGTGTGGGAGTGGCACCATCATAACGCTTAGCTAGACATGCACCAGCAAACCCCTCAATCATCTCAGGGGTAAGTTTCATTTATTCTTTTTGTCTAGATTACTACTATGCAATTGTTTAGATTTCATCTTAGTCTGTCCTGCCTTTTTAGCAATCTTAGCTCCTTCATTGCGACCAATGAATTTGCCTTTAGAGTCAATGAAACCATGTTGACCTTCAGAAGGAATGTCTTTATGCCGTTTCCCTATGGGAGCAGTTTTAACTTTACCTTCTGAATCTTTAATTGCTATTTTTTTAATACGATTCATTTATGCTTTTTCTGTGACTCGCCGGGCTTATGCCCGTTATCAGACCGATTTGAAGAGCGACTGCGTACCCGAGTATTTGATACATCTCGAGAGCCACCACTACGAAGGGGTTGCTTGTGGTCAACATCTTTACCACTGACTCCCTTTGCACGGGCTGCTTTGTTTCGAGCAGCTCGGTCTTTCTTGGCTTCAGGGGAGCTATGGTGTAGTTCGTACTCACGCTTATAGTCCCTTTTATAACCAGGAGAAGAAGGCATTACTTAGCGTCCTTGCTCTTCATGCTTTGTTGAGCCTTGCCCTTGGGCATAGACTTACCCTTAACCACTGGAGCATCCTTAGACTCTTGCTTTACCACAGCCTTAGCAGCCGAATGCTTAATAGCCGGCTTCTTAGTGGAAGGCTTTTTAGTGGAGCGAGTCTTATCGATCCCGCGAGGATCGTTGGTTTCCGCAGAGGGGTTGTTCTTATCATCATAACCGTATTTAGCCATCTATTACATCTCCTTTCTCAAGTTGTGTCACTTCTTTAGCAGCTGCAAAGCGTTTAAACTCATCAGCCAGTTTATTAAGTCTTTCGTCAACACCTACAGCAGCAGTGATACTGGTGGGTTCCCCACGAATGATTTGTCTACGGTTTAACAAGTTGCTAAACACGTTAGCCAGTACTTTAGTGTCAACAGGTTTACGTACCAGCTTAGAATGTCTTACATCCCAAAGATAGTCGCCATTGTCTAACCGGTCTTTAAGATGGGTTAAGGAGCTATCCAGTACAACGTTAATCTGTGAAGCTAGTTTCTCGTTCTGCTCAGTGTAGACCTTCTTCTGGACTTCAAACCACCAAGGTTCTTCTTTCCATTCCCGAATGAACTTACCGGGAATACCAGTCATGTTAGAAACTTGGTCTACATCCCCATACACACAATACAGGGTACAAGCATTAATCTTTTGTTCGAGGTTGAAGTAATCAGGGTTCTTAATACGGAAAGGTGGACCTAACTTCTTGATGGTAAGGATCTCTTTACCTTCGTAAGTGTAGTCAGTCTTTTTATCTTCCCCAACGTTCTTGGGTAGATCCCCTTCATTAAGTGCCATTATCTTCCTCGAAATCTCTAGCCTATGTTATTATTATAACATAAAGATTTTAATTTGTCAAGTACTTTTTGATAAAAAAAGCCAGGATTACGGTCACGGTCGAGCGTGACGATGATAACAGGAATATAAACCTTAAACCCTAAGTATTAATATATTATTATTAATATATATATATATATAATATTATTAATATATAATTATAATATTAGGTTTTATAATTATTATTATATTATTATAATATTAATATTATTAATAGATTATGTATTACATATGTACTTAGACCGAGGCGGTAGTCCGAGGTCCATAGCTCACTAATATCTTTACCGAGGACTGAATACCCATTTAAACTGATTTAGAAGCTCTATGAGCTTAGTTCAAGGTATCGGATAGGATAGGGTAGCCTAAAGTTAACAGAATCGATTGTAGAGCATTTAAATCAATAATAGCCCACTAGGGCTTAATGCTAAAAATTTATAGAAAAATAGAAAGGGGTGTAACAACAAAAAAACCGTGCCTATAGTTTCCCCCTCCCCCTCTATGGTTTAACAATGAGGTTTGTTGTATTTTTACAACAACTAGGGGTGATGAGGAGGAAATAGGTGGTTAAAACACCAGTATAAACAATCAAATAATTAGCGCATAGTTAATCAGATGTTTAACTGTTCTTTTTATTCTTATTCTCCCTTCGTTTATAGGTTGTTTAAGTAGCAGAACAACATAGGTTAGTTCAACCGTCTGGATTGTACCTTGACGGTCCAACCAGCCGCCCCTTGGTTGTGTGCCGGCTTACGCCTAAATAACAGGGGCACACCAGGAGGATGGGCTCGGCCTGCTTCCGCAGGACTGCTCCTCGCCGCTAGTTATAAACACGGAATGAATCCGTGTTTATTGTCAACGCTTACGCGTTGAATCGCCCTGTTATTTGCACTCTTCTCTCTCGTGAGTCTTCCAACGGCTGATTATAATAGAATCTTCGGCTAGCAGAAAAGTAAAGGACTTTCGCGGCATAAACAGATCACTTCCCGCAAGCGGGCCCCTTCTATTTATTCCACGTTCCTTGACTTTTCCGCACCTCAGATTTGTGCGGTTAGTTACGCCGTTAGAAAACCCACTCGGCGTCTATATCTTTCATTTAAAGGAGCAATACCATGAACTGCCCTATCGCTGCAACTGCTTTCGAAGTAATGTTTCGCAAAGGTAACCTTCTCTCTGATGACGAGTATCAAGCCTTGTGGAAGGCTGTTGAGATGTGTGAGAAGCTTGAGATGGAGTTAGACTTTGAATCCATGGGATGGCAGGAAATCCCCTTCGAAGATGACCCCATCCAAGATGAAGAATCAGAAGATTAATAGCTCCCGCGAACCGCCCGCCATTACGGGGGCGGATTCGCTCCAATAGCAAAACAACTTAATTAACTTTAAAAGGAAATACATATCATGGCTACTACTCAATTCAATTTCGATGCTTTCAACAAACTCACTGATGATGTTGCACCTGGTCTTAAGATTGCACTTGCACAAAGCCTGTTGCGTTCGGCTATCTGGTCTATGGAACGCTATAACAATCCCTTGGTTGATGACCTCTACGGTATCGGTAACGAACTGAAGGAGTTCCGCATCAAGTACAAGGAAGCTGCTGCTGCTCGTCAGAAGAAGCTGGAAAATGCCTCTGAACGAAATGCAGACCTTGACAACCATGTTGCCCTGGAAACTCCTCTGACCTCTGCCGAGGGTGGTAAAATCCTTGAAAATGACACGCGACTGGCAGCTTAAGGGAGGACTGGGGCTTCGGCCCCTTTCCTTTCGGCAACCTAGTAACTCACATATAATTGGGTTTTACGGAGATAATCATGAAACCTTATGATGATTTTGACATGAGTCAAACTTGTGAAGAGTATTATGGTCCTGATTATGACCATACTCTTGAAGAACTATGGAGTATGCAAGATGAACAAATTTAATGAACATCTTGATTTTCTATTCAGAATTGGTATAATTAGTTTTCGTATTGTTATGGGGCTAATCGGTACTTATCTGGTATTCAAATGGATTACTGTATTAGTTCCTAGCTGGTACACTGTGTTTATGGGGTTTATGGGTATCTTTATGATTGCCTATAGTTTTATCAATCCAGATTTTAGTGAGGATTAAAATGGAACAGCTTGCTTTAAATTTTCTAATCGGTTTCATCATCGGTTACATTGCTGTATACTTACTTACTAGGAGCTAACAAATGATTTTCAATCAAACTCAATTCATGAAGGCTGGGTTTACAATCCCCAATCTTCCTGATGATTACCGGATTACTAAACTCACACCTGGCGGCAGTAATACTGACTATTACATGATCAGTATTAAAGAAGATTCTCCACTGCTCAATAGTGATAATGTAGATTTAGACCATTTGGTCAGTGAAGAAGGTTATAT